ATAAACTTTAGGAAAAGTAAAGTAGATTTTGGTGTACTCTTCTGGGTGAAGTTGATAATAACCACTATTCAACTCAACCCAAAATGCTGCCACATCAGTAGGTTGATAAAGGTGATGATTTTCCATTGTCATGTTACCAACCCACCAATAAAGTGCATCTTTGAAACTATCAAAACCGATAGAAAGTTTTGTGAAAAGGGGCATCATTTCTTAAAACTGGTTCTGATAATGTTCTTGACAAATGTGCTCATTTCAGTTCGATACTGTCAAAAAGAACCATTGCCAGGTCAAAATAGAGATCATCATCCATTTCGCCCATTGTAGCATCCAGTGCCTCACACACCAGTTGTTGCATCATAGAGGCATAAGTCTCATTCTCATAAATGTGATTGATCACATCTTTTTTGAGAGCATCAGCAATGTCGTGAACAGTTTTTTTAGAGAGAGACATAATGTGTGCTCCTTACACCTTAGTGGCAATCTGAAAGTGAGTAATTTTAATTGATTGGTCTCTAAGTATATCAAAAGACCGGGTTGACTCCTACAATTTTCGCCTTAGGATTGCGTGCTTGTGCAGTCTCCTTTGCATCTTGACGGTTTCCAGCATAAACTGTGTCCTCAAATACTTTACCAGCAACGTAAAGTTTGACTTCCCATTTCATAGTTTTGTCCTCAAATAAGGTTTACAGAGTTTGCCACCATTGTGTCTCCTTGACATCAGAATCATAATACTTTTGCATTATGCTGTTGATGACAGGATACCATTCTTCGTTAGAACTTGGATACCCACATTCTTGTGCTTGACGCAGAAACTTTAAGATGCAAGTCTCCTCATCAGGAGTGAAATCAACGCGGTTGAGAGTGTAACCAGTGGTCATGATTCAGACAGAAGGAGTAACAGAAACTTCTTTAATGTTTAATCCACAGAGTTGATTGTAGACCCGATTGTTGATAAGATCACAAGCACGTTTTGCACTCGATTTCTCATACCAAACGGTCACACATCCGTCGTTGGTCTCAACTCGAACTCGATAGTTTTTCATACTTTTGGAATTGAATGTGCTTTGTTGATGATTGTAACCCATTCGGTTGGGGGTGATAGTTTGTTGGAAACTTTCACCCACCGACCCTTAAACTTAACGATTGTGTATTTCATAAATCACCACTCAGTTTGATGTGAACGATAATTCATCAGATAAGTTAGACAATCGTCTGCCTTTTTGAGTTCCTTTTCTTTCTGATACCTATCAGAGTGATATACACTCAAGCGGTCAACTTCTTTGAGAAGATTGAGTCGAAAGAAAGTGAACTCATCATCAGCAAAAAGTGTGCGGGGGTCTTGTGCTTTCATGTTTGAGTATGCTTCTTACACTACTGGGACACTTTAAGGGGCTCAGTAACTATCAGGCAACTGCATCCTCATCACTCACAAGAGAAAGATCTGGCAGGTTATTTACACGCGACTTCATACGGTTGTGCTTAGAAATTGTCCATCCGTTAGCATCAGCATCGTGCAGAACTCCATCTAGTTGACGACGCTCAGATTCGGTGTGAAAATGCCTTTCTTGGTTCATGATTTCAAATCTCAAGAGAACATAAAGATTGTACCAGATTTTATTCACTCTGGCAATGGTAGCTTTTACCTACCGCAAGGCACCTCTTCGTACCACGTTCTGACATAACCAGGACGCCATCTGTTGCCAGGAACATATTCTTCTCTGCGAATACGTTTGATACAATATCTGTGATAGAAGTGGTCTCTGTAATTATCACGCTTTCTTTCATGGCGATGATCACTATCCTCATGAACAAATGGCTCCCAGAACTGTTGCCAGGTGATAGCATTTGCAGGGATGGGAGAGAGTGCTAAGAGCACAGCAGTTAGTAACAGTTTCATGGTTAAAATAGACTCCATTTATTTAACTCCAAACCTTTTCCATGTTGAAGTTTGCATAACTAAACTCTTCACGGTCAACAACCTTGAAAGTCCCATAATTGTTAGAGATAACATAACCTTCATGGCAAACAAACGTATTACCAATCATACAAGCAATGTCATCGGTTTCTTTAATGAACAAGAACAAATCATCCTTCATAGATGCAACCAACTTCCAAAGCCGTAGCAGGTTGATGTCACATTCACATTTTTCTGCAATTTCATCCTCAACAATGGGTTGACCCTCACGGATGCAGGCATTGATTGCTTTTTTGATTTGTGTTGCCTTGCGAGCACTTACAAAATCACATAGAGTGGACATTTGACGGGCAAATGCTGCAACATCTGCCAAATCTTCACGGTATGGGTTTAACTCAACCTCGGGTTGAATAAACAGACAATTTTGGGTGCTGGGAAGGTCAAGAACCAAAGGATAAGCATCAACCTCACGCAAATCATTCCCACCACTATAAACAGTGTGTGGGGCTACAATTATATCTTGAGAGATAAACTCTGGGAAGACATATGTCAAAGTGTTGGGGCGATAGGTATCAGAACCACCGACACCAATCCAATCACCTTGGACAATAGTTTTGGTGCGAGGAAGATACTTAAAGCAAAGATGCAGAATATCTGCAACTCTACCCTCATAGAACTTATCAATCTCCCGATGAGAATGTGCAATCTTGATTTTTACTTTGTTAAAGGCACTTTTTGTAGCCACAAACCATTTCCCATTTGCAGGATTTGTTCCCCAAACCAAGCTAGGACTCCCATCAATTTTTGTGCTGATGATAGAATCAGGGTCCGAGAACCAATCAAGAACCGAAAGGTCACCCGTTAGGATAGAATCTTCTACGTGTTCAAGGTGGATATTTTGTGCCATCAATTTACCATCGCTACACTACTAGGACACTTTAAGGGGCTCAGATAGAAACAATCTCTTTAATGTAATAGGTGGAAGAATTGTAGCATTCATATTGCTTTTCTTTCTTATACTTTGTCCGATGAACTATTGCTTTAATATTACTATATGTGTGACCCTTATTGCGTGCCCAAGTTGATAACTGCTTTACAATTTCTTCTGTCCCATCTCTAAAAATTATCTTATAAGTCTTTGCGTTAGGATTATTTTCTTTTAGTTGTTTTAGGTTTGCCTTTTTACCCTCTTCACTATGAACATTCACCCGTCCTCTATACCAACCATCTGGGATTTCATCACATTTGACCATCTTATTATCTGTTCCATTTGTTATCCAAATCTTACCTTTATTTGGAGGTGGTATATTCATTTCTTGTGGTGACAATAGCTCATAATCATCTTCCATCAAGATGAAATCTTTTCCAGATACGTTGAAACATTCGTTCAACGATTGAACGCTTACTTTATTCATTCTGCTTTATGTGTCGCAGTATTATTTATACAAGAAAAGGGGCATTTCTGCCCCCATTCTCTTTGCTTAGTTGCGACACATAAGCATCATTATTTATATCACTCAACAATGTCGTTGTAAGTATTTTGAACTTTACCAACAAACTCTTGACGCTGTTCGGGAGTCAGAAGATTGTTGCGAACAAAATTAATCAAAGTGAAAAGTCCAACAAGTTGCATTATACCATTGAACACAGGAATTGCATCCACAACCATCACAACCTCATGAATTATCAGTTGTGCAACAATTACAACAAAGAGAATAGTTGCGGAGATTCCAACTTTTTTGAGAACATCGTTGGTAACATTCTCATTGACGAAGGTCTTGATTTGTGCGATTTTGTCGTTCATCATTTCAAAAGTTTAATAGTTTTTGTGGGAGCAGTGTGCTCCTCACACTACTGGAACACTTTAAGGGGCTCAGTAGACAGCAATCAATTCATTTGCTTTCTTTCTACTTCCACCATTTGCTGCAATAGTTCTAGACACTTGAATTGGATAGATTGTGGCATTTTTGTATAGTTCTCTGGTGATGGAAACGTCATTATTAGATACAATCACTTTAATACCCTTTGCAGCAAGAGATTCTGCAAGTTGTGCTAGTTTAACCTGCTGGTCTGATGTAAACCCATCAGTCGCATAGCTTGTGAAGTTTGATGTATCAGATGCAGGAACATATGGTGGGTCAAAATAGACAACATCACCTGCTTCCAAATCTTCATAAAGAGATAAATCTTCAAATGAAAGTGATGTGAACCGCACCAATTGTTTGGTGAGGAAATACATCCTAAATTTCATCATCTCTTCAGATGGACAAGTTGGTTTTTCATATTTACCAAAAGGAACATTAAATCCACCATTTTTATTGTATCTTGACAGTCCATTAAAGCAGTGGCGATTCAAATAGATGAATAGTCTTGCCCTTTCTTTAGAATCTGTTGATTGATTGAAGTGTTCTCTCAAATCAAGATATGACTCTTTAGTATTATTCTCTGGAATGAACAGTTCTTTACAATACTGAATAAAACTATCCTCATTTGGATCTAACAAATTCTGATAAATTGCCACCAAATCTTTATTCACATCATTGAGAATATACTGCTCTGCTGATGTGTTCAGTGCAACAGCAAGGCTCCCACCAAAGGGTTCACAATAACGCTTTGGACTACCAATATGGGGAGTAAGATGGGGAAGGACTCTATATTTGTTTCCTGCCCACTTTAGAAAGGGTTTATGCATACAAATAATTTTTTAGAATAACACGGAGTGTAGTATGTGTTCCTGTTTTCTTGATACTACCAAGTTTAATAAGATCACTAGCAGAAGAAAGATAACAATTTCTTGGATACTCAAACTCATTAGTATTATCGCACCATTCATTCAAATCTTCAAGTGTAAAAGATTTTTTAAGTCCATTCTGCATAGCATAAATGAACACCAGACGCAGGAAATTCAGTTCCTTATACATGTGCTCATTTCTATTTTTAGAGCCCAAAATGTTAGCACCACCATTAACATAGATGTTATGGTCACAGACATCTGCATTTTTACCAGCATCTCTTTCAATGTAAAAGAGTTCCCACAAAATCCAATCAATGGCAGTCAATCGTAGTTTCCAAACATCTGCGGCACGATTACGAATCCAGGAAGAAAAATTCTTTTCTCCTTGCCAGTTGATTGTAGAACCATTGCGAACTTTGTTTCTACCAAACAATTTGTCTTGCCAATAATCTTCAACATTACTATCTTTGATGATTTTAATCTCAGAAATAAGTTGATTCAAAAACTGATTAAAATATGGTGCCTTACCATTCATATATGCTGCTGTCATGTCAACACAGAGAGCACGATAGATTTTGCTATACGTTGACCCGTTGTTGATAATTTGAGAAGTTATTGCAGGTACATTTTCAAAAACAGGTAGATATGGTTTCACGACATCTGTCATTGTATCTACATCTTTAGGAACAGTATTATTGTCAATCAAACTGATAGGTCCGTCCATGTCATTTAGCAACCATGGAGTTAAATTTGATTGTCCAGTTGTTGCATTTAAGTAACCGAAACCATTCAGAACAGAGGTATAGTTATCGTTCTTAGATTTACCAGATGCAGTATGATCAATGGTACGATAAATTCGATTATATTCATCGTTGCTAGAAATTAGAACAATTTCATATCGAAGTGTTGATTCTGCCTCAGGAACACAATCTGAGAGAAGATAATCCTTTGGAATATCTAACTCACCATTAAGAAGTTTGCATAGGGTAACAATAAGAGTGTTACCATTCATCTGCTTAGGTGTCCATGCTTTAAAAGTATTGCCAAAATTATCTACAAAATCAGTGGTTGAAACCACTATCATATTTTCACGATTTGCTGTGTCATGATTATAAAGAACATATCTTCCATTCTCATCTTTCTGTAAGAAGTAAGTTCGATAAACATCACCTTCTGCCCTGTCTTCGCTATTTCTTTGAAGTGAAACTGGGTCTAAAACTTTGCTGTAAGAAGTGCCTCTTTTCTCAACCAATCCATTATAGAAAGGGAGATTTACATGGTTAGAGGATTCTCCATTTTCGTGTATTTGTTTTGCGAGCAGCACAATTTGCTCGATAAGAGTTTGAGTCAACATAGATTTTCTCCGTGTATAGATTTGGAGTGTCAAAACGGGTATAGATTTGTTTTGACTGAACTTATTTAGTATAAACTATTTTCAGTTAGTTGTCAACTATCAGAAAAGATTGCGTCCAAATTGACCACAAAGATAAAATGCCATTCCCTTATCCTTAAGAGTCACACCTGCAAATTTCAGAGGAACATAGTGACCGTTGGTTTTAGATGCTTTGGTGCGAATCTGAAGCAATCCGTTAGGGCCAGTGATGGTATTCAATTCACTTTCCTCATCAAATGCCGTGCGAATATGGTTACAAATGAATTCGTAATCCTCTTTCAGTTCCCGATAGTGCTCAGAATGAGTTTCTGAATTTAGAAGTTCAGTTCCCACATAATCGTTGGTGCGAGTGAAACCAACGTAGATGGTCTGATTGAGTTTCTCAGCAACTTTACTTTCAGCGAAAGGAACATTATCCTCAATAATTTCGCTAAGGCAGTGCTTTAACTGTGTCACAGCAATAGATTCACCAACCGTGAACGTCTTAAGTTCACCGTCCACAAGATCTTTGAGGTTGGAGCTGTTAGGAATGCCCAGAGCAGTTTCAATCAGTTGTCCGCGAGAACCTTTGTTCTTGCCAGGTTTGGCATATGCAGAGAAATCAGTTACTTTCAATTTAGCAAAAGTTTGAATAGTTGTGAGAGTCATTGCAAGTTTGTTCCTTGTACTACTACAACACTTTAAGTGGCTCAGTATCATCAATCAATCGGAAGTTTAGCAACACTTTTTCCCCTACTATGCTTTTGAATAAACTTGCGGGCAGATTCTTCTGTTGTACACACTTTAAGTTGCTTTCCATTGTGAATAATCATCAATCGGTTACAGTAAGGAACTGCTGCATAGATTCCACCATCAACAATAAATCCATTTTGGGGTGGGTTTGAGTCAAGAATGCTTGAATTAGTTGGTTGGTTCATGATACTTTCAAAAAAATCGTGATTTTTGTTGGGGCGGATGCCCCATAGGGTCTGTGCAGTGAAATTGCAAAAAAATCGGGGTTTTACCCCTGATGGCCACTTGAGTCTTGGGTGAGACTCACCGCCTGTAGATGATGGTGATGGTTTTTCCATCATCCACTATACTCTCTAGAGTGCATTCTTTCAAGAGTTCTGCATTGTCGTGATTTGCTCTGGTTTTGATACGATGACACTCCTTGCAGAGTAATTGGCATTTCTCAACTTCTGGAATAATTCTAGACATATCCCAGTCGATGATTTTTCCAATAGTGTATGCTTTGTCTGCTCGGTTGATGTGGTCAAACTGAAGGTTTTCTGTCGTTCTACACCCTACACAGACTCCACCCAGATGCTCAACAAGTTGCTGCCTCTTTTTCTTGCGAAGTTCTCTGAGTTTTTCTGTCTTGTAAGCTCTATTTTTCTTTGCCCATTCACTGTTCCTTTCAAGTTTTTCCTCCCTGTAAGTTTCATCATTTTGGTATTTGTTTCGGTGCCAATCTGCACCAGTGTTCTTACTCATAAGAATGACACAACTGATTTATTTATATAGTTGTGTCATTTCAATCACCTCCGCACAACAGAATCCAACATCTCACCTTTATGAAATACGGTATCAACAACGTTCTGCAATGCTCGCTCGGTGCTGATACCAACCTGGGAATACACAGGTACAACACAAAGACCAAACTTCTTGGTATCGCTACCCAAACGCAGGACACGGCCGATGGTTTGAACCATTTCGATGGTGTCCATATTGCGAAGGAAAACAACAGTCTCCAATTCGCTCACGTTGATACCCTCAGAGAGAATAGAACGGTGAAGAACAACAAACTTCTTGCTAGGATCTTTACCCCAAGCATTGAGAGTGTTGAAGAACTCCTCTCGGTTAGCTTTCTTGCCGTCAATTACAGCACCAGTCTTGCTAGTGATGTAGAGATAAGAGTAACCACGTTGTTGTAATTCAGAAGCAAAATCAGTGAATCCCATCAGGTTCATCAGTTGCTTGCTAGTCTTAACACAAACAAGAATCTTCTTGGTGTCAGTGTCATCAATCGTGTCCAAAACATTGGCACAATCAATGTTAGGATTGATTTGTTTTGCCTTGTGAATGTCAAACTTCTTTGCCTGAATCTTAGGAGGAATGATGTAACCACCCTCCACCAGTTCAGGTGCAGAAACGCGACAAATAATGTCACCATAAACCTCAACATCGTTCATACCAGGTTTGTTGATAGTGACAGAAGTCTTGCGGGTTGCAGTAAAGAAGTAGCAACGTTCTGCATCGCCAGAGAAGAACTCTGTAGGAGCAAAGAAGTTACGCTTTACAGAATTGTGTGCCTCATCAAAGTAAATGGTGTTCACTTCGATGTCTGCTTGACGCAAACGATCAAGAGAATTGTAGGTCGTGAAGATAATGCAAGCATCACCAGCCGTGCGGGCAACATTAGCAAACATATGAATTTGCTTGGGGTTGGTGCTGCTGAAGTGAGAAGTTTCACCACTGTGAGCGTGCATTACGTGCACATTCTTGGTGTCGATAACCTCAAGAAATTCGCTACAGAGTTGCTCTGCAAGCAAAATACGAGGGCAAACAACAACAATGGTGGTGGCACCAATGTTGTCAATCTGTGCCTTAGCATCAGTAATCATTGTGAGAGTCTTGCCTGCACCAGTAGGCATAATCAACTGCCCCTTCATATGGGCAACCATTGCATCAACACCGCGTTGCTGATGTGGGCGAAGAAGTGGAATCATTTAATCAATCGCTTATACTATAGGGACACTTTAAGTGGCTCAGTAATCCTAACACACCCAATTAAATGTGTAAATGTAGGATGAGTCCTAAAATATGAAAGGAAGGCATTGTAGCGCCTTCCAGATGACTCTCAAACAGCAAGTGCGCTGCTGGGAATCTCAACAACCTCAGGCAGCGGTTTTCTATCATCAAACTGGTGCATATCATAACATACCCATTCACCATTGCGGAAGACATATGCAAACTCTTCGCTGTTATCAGGCAGCAGGTATTCTGCAAGGTCAGCATCAAGACGTGGAGGGCAATCTTCGCCACGTTGAGAATAATACTCAGGTGCATATTGACCCTCAGGAAGTTTACCCTCCCAAGTGCGATTAGACCAGCAAGAAGACATATCACCACCATCAATTAGTTCGGATACTTTATCCTTGCTGTTGTAATGTGTGGTGAGAATACGACCCAACCACTCAGGATAACCATCCCAATGATGATAAGCAGAAAGAATAGAACCATCTTTGAGTTCGATTCCAATGCGAGAACGGGTTGCCATGTTCAAATGAATGTTGTGGGGTAAAGTGAGTGCCCCTTACACCTAAGAGGCAATCTCAAAGTGAGTAATTTTAATCGTTGAACGTTGTGACTATCAAATGCTCCTCAGTTTGATAGAGATAAATCTCTGGAATGCAAAACTCACCATCAATGATAAACTCTGCCTCCAAATAGTCGCAGGTGAGTTCCATTTCCTCAGCAAGTGCTTCGACGTTTGGCATAATCAATTCTCAGTAGTTTGTGTTTCGGTTTTTTGAACTTTCCACCCTTTATAGGTA